CCTCTGGTCCAAATTTACCACCCATCCCTAATAGACCTTGTGTTTCATCTGCAACGCTAATTAATCCATCTAATTCATTACCTTGGGCAAATTTTTCTGGAGAACCAAATAAGAAAGACTCTGCTTTATCACCAAACGCTCCAAGTTTACCTGTTGCTTGAGGTCCACCAAATAATAATTGTCTTGCTGAAATACCTGAACCAAAATTTGCATCTCCAAATCTAGTAAAACCTGTGGGTTTAAATGCACCTAGTCCTTGACCGCCTTGAAATTGGACACCAGGCAATAACGCAAATGCAGTTTTAAGTGGACTTATTCTACCTCGACCCTGTCTTAACTGACCACCAAAAGTTAATGCAGCTGCAGCTGGTAAACTATATGGCGCAACAAAAGGTGCTGCAACTTGCATAATACCTGCTATTTCTTTAGGAACTACCTTCCTAACTACTTTTTTAACGCTTCTTCCTATCTTCTTTAATAATCCCATAATATCGTTTTATTGTATTTTTCCATAGTTTACAACTTAGAATCACCGCCTAAAGGCAATGCTTCTACTGTTATTTTAACATCTCTTCTTAGATGCTCTGATTTAGTGTCTGTATTTGGGTCGCTTACATCGGCCAGGGCCTCTGCATCAGACATATATTCTTTACCTGTTACAGTGTTGGTAAGAGTAACCTCACTCTGAGGTGTAATAATAGGCACTCTTTTACCGTTAATTTCTTCGTATCTTAATGATGCTTCTTGTTGAATAAATGGCATTATGTCCTCGTTATCTGTAGTATTGAAGCTGTCATCTTTATAACATTAGTAGTTGCAGCTTGCATTTTTAGTATATCACCTTCTTCTAAAATTAAAATATTATTAAATGTTAACATATCGGCACTATCGCTAGCATTTACTACGTTTGTACTAAATTCAAAATCAGTGCTAGTCGAGCTATCTCTAACTTTAGTCGTAACAGTTAAAGCAGAACCATGTGTATTAAACAGTCTTATGGTCTTTACAATAGATGTTGTAGCTGTTGGAGAGGTATACATACTTACATCTGACCCAGCCGAACTAATTGTTGCTTGTATATTTTTGTAAACATTTGCCATTACGATAAAAAGAAATTAAATCTTTGTTGTTCCTCTTTTTCTGTTTCTAAAAACGTTGAATTAAGTTGTTCTACGACTGTAGCCAAAGCTCTGTTAATTTGCTTTTGGTTAGAGAGGTCGTATTCTTGTTTTGGTTCTGGTAATCTAACCACTATCTTTGCCATTACTTTTTCTCCTCTTCTGCTTTTTTGTCTTCTAATTCTTGTAATCTTTCGTTTTGTTTAGCATTATTTAATCCAAGATTCTTTCCCGTTTGTAAAGTTGTTAATTCTCTTTCCTCTCTTTTTGTTAAATCTAAGCCAAGATCAGGATTTTTAAATTGATTAAAGATTCCTTTTGCAGCTAAACCTAATTGAATTGCAGCATAAGCTTTAGGATTTTTTGTAGCTAATTGATAGAGAGCAGCATTTAGTCCTATATTTTTTATAGACGGACCACGACCAGGATTTATAAGATTATCTCCTCCAGTAAACGTTACTCCTGGTGGTATACCCAAAGCTTGCATCATTCTAATATTGTCATCTTCTTGATCTGGTCCAGTAACAACTGTAGGTCCTCTAGTTAGTGCTACTTCATCAACTATGTTTGGACTATCATCCCCTCCACTAAAACTATCTACTTGATCTTGAGATGCAGTAGCTCCAGAAATATCACCGTATTCAACAAAGCTTGGAATACCTGCAAGAGTCATAAGACCAGAACCACCAGCATCTTTTAACATCTGTGCTTCTCTTTGATTTATAAAAGCAAGAAACTCGCCTTCAGGTGCCATTGCCTCTATTAATCTTTTTGCTTGTTTAGTATTTTTAATTGACATTATCTTCTACCATCCAGTTGTAGGTCTAGTGTTATCGTACCAAATCTCCACGATTGACTAGCTCCATCGTTTTCTATTTTAATATTTGCGTATCGTCCTCTTGTTCTAGTATCAATCTTATTAGTTGATGACGTAATCGTAAAAGGACTTAACGTGGTCGCAGTGTCAGCTTGCTGTGGAAATCTTTTTACTGACATGGTTATTTTAGCATCTCCTACAAGATTTTTAAAGTCTGGTAATATTCTTCGCATAAATAAAAAGAATTGGCCTGATGTGCCTTCTAAATCTAAATCAAAATCAAATGATGTTATGTTTGATGCAACAGTTGTAGTTGTCCCATCAGGGTTAATTTGATCTGTGCCTATCTCATGTTCAAATAATGTAGTTTGTCCTAATCCAGATAAACCAACTATTGTAGGAAAAGTGCCTTCTGCACTAGGGTTAAATTTAGTGCCAAAAGGTTTTGGATAAATTGTTCCGTCTATCCAACTTGTTCTAGCCTCTGATCCTACATACCAAATAGGAAGTCTAGCTCCGCTCTCACCGTAGTTATAAACCACGTATTGATCATTATATGTTGATGAAGTGGTAGGATAATACCAAGTTACTTCTCCAAATAAATTATTTAATCCAGCCATAACTTGCTGACCTTTTGTAATATCTAACTGGTCGTATACATAGTCTTCAACAGAACATGTTAAAGTTTTAACTGTACCATCATATAAGAAGAAGCCATTAGGGCTCATCCAGTATGCAACACCATCTACCTCAACTGCAGCGTTTTTACCTATAAGTCCACAGTTTGTACCTACCTGTTCAAAACCAAATGTAAAAGGTGCTCCTAAAAATTTCATAGTGTAAAGAGCATTATCGGTCCAAATCAAAATAGTCTCTTTGGCTTTTAAAGATCCAATAATTCTACTACCATCTTGTAGTCTTTGTGTGCCTGCAGCATTTGTTACAGACGGAGCATATGTATTTATATCTTCTTGATCAGAAAATCTTATAAACATATCATCCTGTGTTGTAGGATCACCTATTGTTGTTTCTGTTCCAAGATGAATTAAGTGTCTTGTTGTTGGAGATATTAAGCTGGCTCTTGTTGCAGTAGGGTTATTGCCTGTTGCAAAACCAGAAGTAGTTGTTGCAGCTCTTGTTGTTAAAGGTAATGTACCTCCCGCATCCCAAGTAAATGTTTTACCATTAGCAATTGTTGCTACTAACACTTGTCCAAAATTATCAAGTGACCAAAGTACCTGGTTCTAGTTGAACTGTTGATGCAACTGTAGCNTCACCCCAATCAGAAAAGTTTGTAGCATCTGTTACAGCTGTGCCATCTGAGTGAGCAGCTTTGTCTGTTCCGTTCACTCCTCTTACAATACTCGCTAAGTTAGCACCTGCAATAGATGCATACGATATTAATTCTGACTCAACTAAAATTCTTCCTGCAGAAGTAAAGTTTGTTGTTGAAGCTAATGTAACATTAGTTCCTGATCCACCTGTACCGTTCGTATCATTTAATAGTGCACCATTTAAAGTTGATGTTGCAGCACCAGATACAGATCCCTGCCACTCGGATATGCCCCAACCATAACCATAAGATTGTGCAGCTGGACCAATTCTAACGTAGGGTGAGATATCTATACTACCACCAGGGCCAGCGTTTGCTGGCGTACCTGAAGTTGTTACTGTTACTTGAAATTGTGTAGCGTTTAAAACAGATGTAACTTGAAAATTTTTATCATCAAAATCAGAGGTAGAATAACCACTACTGCCTGGTAACGTAGTGTCACCTAAAAAAACAATGTCACCGGGTTCTAAACCATGGGCAGCGCTAGTTGTAATTGTTACTAAATTAGAACTTACAAATGTTTGTATAGTTGCATTTTCTATCGTAGTGTCTAATGGTGTTATGTCGTAAAGCTGACCTTCAAAATATAATAATAAAAGTTTATCTGTTCCAATTGCTACGTATCTATTTCCATCTAAATCTACAAACGGAAACATTTTTCTAGATACACCAACAATAGTGTCTGTAACTAAAGAAGACCAACCACCTACTTTTTCTGGTAATTGGTATCTAAATCTTACATTATCACAATCAACCCAACGTCCCTCTGCTCCGACAGTTGTGTTTTGTTTGTCTATTCCAGGTGCGAAGTTAACTCTTGTAAGAGGCATAGTTCATCCTCCTACGCGGTGTTTGTTTTATAAGCCCAGCCACGAGTTGTATCGACATAAACTAAAGTAATAGCTTGACCATTTGTTGATAAAATTAAGTTATTAGTAGCACTATTAATATTGTGACCGTTTCTATTTACAGTTAAATTATTAGATCCAAAAGTTCCTCTAGCATCCACTATCGTTAACTCATCACCGGTTGCAGCTGATGATGGTAGTGTAATTGTAATTCCTGCGGATGTGGTGTTTGTTAAAAGTTGATCACCTGCTACTGCAATATATGTTGTTACTGAAGATGAATTTACAGTTCCATAACCTTTGGATAATAATCCTAGTTTCATATTCGTGCCATNTGACACGACTGCAACAGATGANCCTATTGGTATNGGNACACTAGTTCCACTAGCTGTTTGTACAGATAAAGAAAATAATGTAGAACCGCTACCTCTAGTTGTAGAGTCTTTTACAATAATAGATCTTTCTGCACCGCTAGGCATAATTAAAGTTCTATTATTAGTTAAAGTTCCAGTTAATTCATAAAAAGCATTCTTACCATCAGAAGTCGCACCATTAGTTAAAGTAAGTGTAACATCTCCAGATGCCATGGATTGACTTAAATATCCTGTAGCTGATTGCTCTAATATCTGTAGATTAGTATTTGTTATTGTTCCCCATAGACCAGCTTTTTCACCGGTTGCTATAAGTTCTAATTTTGTATCTGTAGAAAAACTTGATGCCATATTAATAAGGTTCTATTGGTGTCCAGACCATAGTCGCGCCTGGCACTACTGCACTCCATGTTATCGCCGTAGCGTCTTTTGTAGCTAACGTTAGTCCACTACCAGTGACGTCTACATTTGCCGCTGCCGTTACTGTAACAGTACCTGTAGCCATAGTCAATGCGTTTCCAGAAACAGACATATTGGCTGCCGCTGAAACCACAGCTGTTCCGGTAGCCAGGGTCAAAGGACTGCCTGTAGCGCTTAAATTAGCCTGTCCAGTTATAGATAAAGTACCAAAACCAAGTGTTAATGGGTTTGCTGTAGCGTCCTCTATAATAGAGTCTGCTGTAATACCTATGCTACCGATCGATAATGTTAACTCGTTCTTTGTAACTGTAATAGTTACATTTTTATCTTCGCCTGCTGTTGCAAACGGAAACTCTGAAAATGCACTTAATCCTAACATAATTTATCCTTAAACAGGAGAGAGTGGGTGTTATGGTGGTGACACTCTCCCCAGTATAAGGATATATCACTTTTTAAACCAAGCTGGAAGTCCTAAATGAGGTCTTCGATCATTTACATTTTGATTGGCATTTTTGGATTTTTGATCATTATAGTGTAAAAATACTTGAGCACAGTTATCTCCTTGAAATTCTTCTCTCCAATGTTCTAATTCCATACCTCTATAAACCAGCATATCTCCAGGTTTTAGATTAACTAAAATACCTTTATTTTGACTAGATACAGTTATTTTTTTACCATCGGGTACACCTACATTTTTCTTTGGCTCCAAATGTATTGGCCAAGGATCTCCTCCAAGATTTAATGTTGTAGATATTTCACAGCTAAATCTATCTTTATGTCTATGTAAGATATCACCGGGTTTATATATTCTAGCATAAGAATATGTTGGGTTTAATTTAAGTCCTGTTTTCTTCTCCATTACAGGTAAAGTTCTCATCAACAAAGTTTCCATAGCAATATCTGCGTAGTGAGAATATGTATTTGGAACTTGTGAGTCTGCCCATCGTTCCCCATTCTTCTGTAAAGTTAGATATATACCTTTGATCAAACAAAGTTCTTGCTACCTGTCTTTTAAGTAAAAAGTAATTGTAAACAAATGTAGCTATCTCTTTTGGTACTGCCTCTTTAATAACACAGTATTTATTTTTTTTGAAGCTCATCTTTTTGACTCCTTTCTTTTGATATTGCTGTTTCAACAGCTTTAATATTCCAATGTATAAATCTAAATGGATCTACTCCTGCATCTACTGCAAATTCGTGTGGAACATAACCGGGAAAAATAATCATTGTTCCTGGTTTTGGTTTATAATGGACTTGATTAGATCCTAATGTAATTTGTTCTTGATTTTTCATAAACAACTTTGTCATTTCTGCACCAGGTCTTGGTTCATGAAATATAGGATAAGATGTTTTATCTGAACATTTTAAAAAATAAAATCCTGATACGTGTTGATTCCAATGTTGATGAGTAGAGTGATGACCACCACCTTTTTCACTAAATTCTTGTACCCAGAATTCTGTAAAATGTAAGCTATGGTTTTGTAAATTAAAT